TTATATAATCGCATAAAAGAAAAGCTAGGCGCAGACTATATCTTTGTACATGATGCAAGTAGTTATGGTAGCTTCTCTCTTAATATCAAATCTGATTTACCGAAGCACGTAGCACAAAAAGAAGATACAGATAATTTGCTAGATTACGTAGATACAATCTGTAATGCAAAAGAGGTGCACGTTATTAATAGTGGTCTAAACAATTTAGTATTTCAATTATACTATAAAGGTTTAACCAATGGTACAATATTTTTCCATGATGCAAGAAAACCTAATATGGGCGGCATTCCTGTAAGAATTCCTGAAGGAGTTGAGGTAGTAAATTATGTCTAAAAAAGTAACAATCATTACACCTACAACGGGTTCACATTATCTTAAAAAGAATTTAGAATCTGTTGCGGCACAAACATATGATAATGTAGAACATCTTGTAGTAATTGATGGGCCAGAATTTGCCTCAAAAGTATCTTCTAATTGGACTACATCTAACGCAACATATATGCAACTGCCTACTAACACAGGCCATAGTCAATATAATGGTCATAGAATTTATGGTGCGGTTCCTTACCTTGTGGATACAGACTATATTATGTTTTTAGATGAGGACAATTTTATTGACCCTACTCATGTAGAATCATTGATTAAAGTCTGCGAAACAAATGACTGGGCATTCTCATTAAGAAAAATTGTAGATAAGGATGATAATTATATTTGTCTAGATGATTGTGAAAACTTAGGTAAATGGCCTACATGCTTAAGCGATCAAGAATTATTTGTAGATGTTGGTGCATATTTTTTACCCACGTCTATTGCAATTCAAATTTCACCTTTGTGGTATCGTAGAGCAAGACATCCAGATGAACAGCCAGAAGTAGATCGTATTATTATGCAAGTACTTTTGGAATATGGTTTTACATATGATACCAACGGTAAATATACGTTAAACTATAGAGTTGGTAATAGAGAAGATTCGGTCAAAGCTGACTTCTTTTTATGGGGCAATGCAATGATGGAAAAAAAATATAAGGATGGATACCCGTGGAGAAAGAATTAAATTATAAGTATAATGAGGGTGAGCTTTTAAATCAACTCAAAGAATATATAGATGCTACTTATGGTCAACATTATTCATTGAATAAATTTCAAGCCACTGAATTTATTATTGACAGCGGACATGGTGTTGGATTTACAGTTGGAAACGTAATGAAATATATCCAAAGGTATGGAAAGAAAGCCGGAAGGAATAGACAAGACATACTAAAGGTGTTACACTATGCATTAATGCTGTTATACGTGCATGACATTGAAACCAAGGAGATTAAATAATGCAATTTAGTAATGAAACAATCCAAGTTCTAAAGAACTTTGCTGCGATCAATAGTAACATTTTGATTCGCAAGGGCAAGACATTGTCCACAATTAGTACTGCTAAGAACATCTTTGCGAAAGCGGATGTTACTGAAGACTTCCCCGCAGAAGTTGCAGTATATGATTTAAATTCTTTGTTGGCTTTGCTAACACTGATGGAGAATCAGAATGTTGAATTCGGTGAGAAAAGTTTGACCATCTCTAAAGACAACGGCAAATTTGAATACTTCTATTCTAGCCCAACAGTTATTGTTGCAGCACCAGATAAAAGTATTGAAGTTGACAATCATTATCAATTCACATTGTCATCTGAAGATGTGAACATGATTATGAAGGCAGCTGCAATTACCAGCGCACCTACTATTACAATTTCAGGCAAAGGTGACGATGTTACTTTGACTATCGGTGATAAGAAAAATGATACTGCAAATACCTATAAGAAAATTATCGGTAAGAGCGAGCATTCATTTGATTGCCACATGGCAGTTGAAAACTTCAAAGTTGTTCCCGATTCTTATATCGTAACAATCTCGAAAAAGAAAGCATTCCACTTTAAGCATGCTACAAAGGCATTGGAATACTTTATCGCAATGGAACCCGATTCGGTGGTATAATGAATGGACGTCGTTCTTTTATTAAAGGCTTCGGTTTGTTTGGGGCTCTGGGTGCTGGCTATGGTGCAGCTTTGCTACAAGATAGAGCCACCCAGATGGCTGGCCCCAGTTTACCTGATGCTAATAGTACTACTGTTGCTGAAGACATAAGTCATCTAGCTCCGCTAGGTTCTACACCACTTATTCTTACAGCAAACAATAATCCACCGCCGCCACCACCGCCCACGTCTATTACTTTTAGTGATGGATATATTACAACAGGTTCAATTTATGGTATATCTCCCGCATATTCCATGAATGAAGTTTCTACTCCTAATCAAAATAATGTGAAGATGTCTGTGGGTAAGGATGATAGGCTGTGGATTGAAGTTGATGGCAAGTGGCGTCGAGTCGCACTTGAAGCTTAAAATATTATGAGGTTATTATGGATTATCGTGAAAATGAATTTTTGTGGGTTGAAAAGTATCGGCCTCGCAAAATAGAAGATTGTATTTTACCTGCAGACCAAAAGCAAATCTTTCAAGAGATGTTGGCAAAGGGTGAGATACAAAATATGCTATTATGCGGTGGCGCAGGTATGGGCAAGACCACAGTTGCCCGAGCATTGTGTGAAGAACTAGAAACAGATTATATCGTTATTAACGGTTCAGAAGAATCTGGTATTGATGTTCTTCGTACAAAGATTAAACAGTTTGCATCTACAGTATCATTTAGCGGCAAGCCAAAGGTTGTTATTTTAGACGAGGCAGATTATTTAAATCCTAACTCGACTCAGCCAGCATTAAGAGCCTTTATTGAAGAGTTTTCAAACAACTGTAGATTTATTCTTACTTGTAACTTTAAGAATAGAATTATTCCTCCATTACATTCTCGATGTGCAGTATTTGAATTTAAATTGCCCAAGGCCGATAAGCCAAAGATTGCATCTGCATTCTTTAAGCGTGTTACTGAAATTATGTCTATCGAAAATATCGAGGCAGATGGCAAGGTAATCGCAAAGGTTATTGAGAAACATTTCCCCGATTATCGACGTGTCTTGAATGAGCTACAACGATATTCAGCTTCGGGTAAAATTGACGAAGGCATCTTTGTTAATCTAAGTGATTCTAATATGCAAGAACTTGTCTCATCTTTGAAAGATGGTGACTGGAAGAAAATGCGCACTTGGGTTGTTAACAATATTGACAACGATCCTGGCACAATCTTTAGAAAGCTTTACGATACATTAACAGAACAAGTTAAACAGGTTCCTCAATTAGTTCTTCTGCTCGCTGATTATCAGTACAAAGCAGCATTCTGCGCAGATCAAGAAATTAATCTAGTAGCTTGCTTGACTGAAATTATGGCGGCGGTGGAATTTAAATGATAGATTTATTTAGACCTACATTTGAATGGATTCGTAATGATTGGAATTCTAATCGCTTTCGCTTTTTTGTTGAGTTGCTTGCTTGGGCTATATCTATCGGGTGTAGCATTACGATGGCTTCCACGGTACCACATCCACCCCTTCTTGTTCTCTATCCTATATGGATTATTGGTTGCGCTATGTATGCTTGGGCTGCTTGGACTAGGAAAAGTTTTGGGATGTTGGCTAATTACTTATTGCTAACAACTATAGACACTATTGGGCTAGTGAGGATGCTATGAGTTTGTTTGGAGATCCTGTAGTAAAACCTGTAGCAGAACCTTATAAAGCGCCAGCAATAACGCCGTTTGATTTTATCAATGCTATTCATCATAGCAAAGATAATCTCATAGTTGACGATTGGTCGGAGAAACAGTATAATCCTTACATCATTAATAAGGGATTATCCTATGGACACGATACAGTTATCCCTGCGAACGAGATGAATTCCCGTCCACATTTGGATAAAATTCTTCAATTTCATTTTTTAATAAATATCATTAGGCCTAAGAAAAGATTCAATAAATGGATCAAGGCTGAGAAAATCGATGATTTGGAAGTAATAAAAGAATACTATGGCTACAGCACAGAAAAAGCCAAACAAGTACTCCCACTTCTAAACGATGCGATTATTGACGACATGAAAAGAAGAATAACAAAAGGTGGTAAGAATGAGTA